AACAAACCGGTCCTTGATCACTTCTTAAACGCTAAAAGTGGACAAGTTGGACGTTGGCTTGCTATGCGCGGAGAGATTATCGTTGCCGCTGCTAGAATGCAGGTAGGAAAAAGAACAGGGTTTCTTGCAGGATCAATTCATGCGCGCCAAAGTAGAGAGCCATACGGACAAAAACTTGTCATTGGCTCAGAGCTAAAGTATGCGTTGGCGCATCATGAAGGAACAAAACCTCATATCATCGTAGCTAAGAGAGCTCAGATGTTGAGGTTTCATGCAGGAGGGCGAGTTATCTATACTCGCGCAGTAAAGCATCCAGGTACTAGAGCTAATAGGTACCTTAAAGACAATCTATACCTAGTTCTTTCTTGATAAGATAGAACTCGAGACTACCTAGTCTCAAGACACATACCGACAAACGGAGAAAGAGAAGATAATGACTGATAATAGATTCAAAGATTTTGGGTCTGGATCAGACGGTGATAAAACGCCAGTCTCATTCAAACTTTATGGAGAGGACTTCACCTGCGTTTCGCAGTTGCAAGGCAAGGTTCTTTTAGATCTTGTCGCTGATTCATCTGGAGATGACGCAACTAAGAACGCTCAGGTTATTGACACGTTCTTTAACGCAGTTCTTTTAGACGAGAGCTTCACGCGGTTTAGCGCTCTTCTAAAGGATAAGGAAAAGATCGTTACCGTCGAGACACTTGCGAACATCACAGGTTGGCTCATTGAGGAATATACAAGCCGCCCTACGTCGGGGCCAGAAGTCTCCTAGAGTGGGGGATTGACCTTTGGCCGTATGTGAATGGAAAAGCAATCGTGAACGGACTTCAACTCGCTAAGATGCCTGCATCAGACATGCTAGACGTTCTTCATTATTTCTTCGAAGATGACTCAAACTACAGCACTGCCGAGCAAGCAAAGGCTCGAACAGGAATGAGAACTCAGATCTACCAAAGTCTATACTACACTAATTATAAGTATGGTTTAGATGAGGATACGAGTAACGTAGCTGGAGGAGTAAGCTCACCTACGGGTGATCTTGATTCATTTGACGAAGATGAGATTCTTGATCCTATCAATCCATTCGCAAAGAAAAATAAGTCAGCGGCACCATACACTCCTCCAACACAGTTGAGAGAAGATGCGGTTAATCCGTTTGGCGAAGTATTAGACGCACCGCTAGGCTAAAACTAACAGTTTAGAAACAGGAAGGAGGTGAGGCAGTGGCAGTAGTAGGCGAGGCATACGTCGTCGTAAAGGCGATTACGTCTGGTGTTGAAAAAGACATCAAGAACATGTTCAACGGTTCTGAAAGAATTGGTCAGACAGCCGGTCGAGCAACGATGTCCAGTTTCCAAAAGGGAATGGCTGGTGGCTCTTCACAATCTGGAATTGGCACGTTTCTTGCTAAGGACTTTGAGAAACTTGGCGTTATGGCAGAGGGTGCTCGTCAAAAGTTCAACGGACTAGTTATATCTTCAAACTTTATGGGAACAGCTTTAACTATGGTCGCGACATCAGTCGGATCGTTGGTTGGTGGAGTTGTTTCATTAGGATCTACTCTTGTTGCTGCCGCACCTGCTGCCGTTGCGCTTGGTGGAGCGTTCGTTGATATTGCACTTGGCGCTGGAACTGCCATGCTTGCGTTATCTGGCGTTGGAGCTGCTGTAGGAAAAGTTATTCAGCAGCAGCAAGGCCAAGGTGGAATTAGTGGACTCATCTCAGCGCAACGTGCTGTTGATGACGCGACAAAGGCTCAAATTCTTGGTGCGCAGGCAATTGGAGACTCTAAGACAGCGTCTGATAAGCAGATAGCGTCTGCTGCTCGTGGACTTACACAGGCGCAGTACGACTTAAATAAAGCACTACGCGAAGGTGCAAATCAGCTTCAGGCAATTAAGTTTGCTGCCGAGGACGCTGCACTTGGTGAAAAGCGTGCATCTCTTAACCTAGAGAACGCTCGTCTTAATCTTATGCGCGTTCAAGATCTTCCACCTAACTCTAAGGCTCGTCGCGAGGCGGAACTTGCCTACCAGGAGGCAGACCTTGCTCTTCGTAAGTCCGTTGACGCGAACAAGCAGGCGCAGAATGAAAACGCTCGTATCAACAAGACTGGCACTTCAAAGGATATTGACAACTTAGACAGTGTCAAGGCCGCGCAGCTTGCCAATGAAGACGCAAAGAGAGCTGTTGACGAGGCTGCCTACCAACGAACACTTCTTAACCGCGACAACATACAAAAGCAGATTGATCTTGAGCTAGCGCTCACGCGCGCTATTGCAGACCAGGCGCGCGCGGTTGCGGCGGCAAATCCATTTATTGGACTCACACCTTCACAGAAACAATTTGCAGAGTTTGTCGCAGGGCTTTACGGAGTTGTCCAGTCTCTAAAGGAGGCGGCTGCCTCTAGCTTCTTCCCCGGACTTGAGACAGCAATCAACAACATCATTAAGAGTGATCTTCTTGGAACAATCAAGACAGGTATCAGTGAGATCGGCACCGCTATGGGAATCGCGGCAGTCACCATCTCAAAGGATCTTGTAGCTCCTCAGACGGTAAAAGATTTTAAGAAGATCTTTGAAGACTCCGCATATGTGATTGATAAGTTTGGCACCGCGATCGGCAAGGTAATTCAAGCAATAGCTGGTATCATTGCCACCGCGTCTCCACAGATCAAACAGTTTGCTGACTGGATTGCAAAGTCTGCAACTGACTTTAAGAACATGATTGACAGCAAGCGAGCCAGCGGAGAGCTACAGAAGTTCTTTGAGACCGCCGCTGCGATTGCTGCCCAGTGGGGCGCTATCATTGGAAACGTTTTTCATCTATTATTTGGAATTGTAAAGGCCAACACTGGACCAGGAAGTGGCGGTCAGCTTCTTCTTGACTGGATTCAAGGTCTCACTAAGAAGTGGTCAGATTTTGCTAACTCACTTGGTGGACAAAATAAGCTTAGAATTTATTTTCATGACGCGGCCGACAATGCTAAGTCAATTCTTGAGGCAGTAGGCAAGTTCATGGGTATTCTACTAAAGGCTGGAGCTGATCCAGGAATCAAAAAGTTCTGGGACACCATCGGCGCTGCATCTCCCATCTTTGAGCAGATTGTCACGCAGCTAGGAAATGCTGGTCCAGCTCTTGGAGATCTTATTGTTTCAATGCTTAAGTTTGTTCAGCTTGTGACGCAGGGTGGAAACATCACCACGTTCTTTGACGGACTTAACATTGCAATTACCGCGGTCAATACGGTTTTATCTAATCCAGTAGTTCAAACAGCCTTAACAATCCTTGGTGGAATGCACGCCATCTCCCTTGTCTTACTTGTTGCCTTTAGAGCTCTTGACTTTGTGTTCCTTTCATGGATCGGTCATCTTGGGAAAATTGTTGAAATAGCTAAAGGCATGAAAACACAACTAAACCTGCTAAAGAGTGGTGCAGAGACCGTAGCCTTAAAGTTTATGTATGCAAAGGACGCCTTGATCAAGTTTGCAGAGGGCGCTCCTGCAAAGATTGAAGCGCTAAAAGACACAATGATAAAACTTGCAAAGACTGGTATAACAGCAGTCGCTAATGGGTTTAAGGCTCTTAAAATTGTAATGGCGGACAACCCTCTCATTCTTATAGGCATCATCGTCGCCGCTCTTATAGTCGCGTTCATCGAGTTGTATAAGCACAATGAAAAGTTTAGAGAGATCGTGCAATTTGCTTGGACAGCAGTTAAGGACATCATCTCAGGAGTTTGGGACTGGCTAAAGGGTGTATTTGATGACATAGTTAAGATTGGCTCTGCCGTCTGGGATGGAATTCTTACCGCGCTAAAGTTTATCTGGGACGCGGTATTTTTATACTTTAAAACAGTCTATACCGTCTATAAAACAATTATTGAAATTATCATCGGCATCGGTCTTATCGTCTGGAACTTCTTATATGACAAGTTAAAGGAAATATGGACCAAGGTATCTGACTGGTGGAACACGACAATAGTCCCATTTGTAACTGGCATAGTTACAAAGATAAAGGACACGGGTGCGGCAATATGGAACTGGATCTATGACAAGGCCAGCGCTGTTTGGACTACGGTAACTGACTTCTTTACTAAGACAATATTCCCTTTTGTTGGCGGAATAGTAAATACGGTAAAGACAAAGGCTGGCGCTATCTGGAACTTTATCGGTGATGCCATCAGCGGGCCGTGGAACACCGTAACGGGCTTCTTTAACAACACGATATATCCTTTCATCTCTGCAGTTAAAAATAAGGTTGTAGGTTTTGCTGCCGGCATGTGGGACGGTCTAAAGAGTGGACTTGGCAGCGTATTAAACTGGATCATTGACAAGCTAAACACCATGATCGGCTGGATTAACATTCTTATTCGAGCTGCAAACAAGGTAAAAATTGGTGCTGACATAAAGGAGATTCAACCTATTCAACCTGTTGCGTTTGCAAAGGGCGGAATAGTTATGCCAAGTCCTGGTGGAACACTTGCGAGAGTCGCTGAGGCTGGTCGCCCAGAGCGTATTGAACCTTTAGATCCAGATGGGCTATCAAAACGTGATAAGGCACTTATCAGCTTCTTAACTGGAAAAGGAACTGGAATGGGCGGAGCAACGTTTAACATTCAGCCATCTCCTGGAATGAATGAAGTTGAACTTGCACACTTAATATCTCGTCAGATCGCTTTCCAAACACGTAAGGGTGGAATCTAATGGCAACCGATCCAAGGACAATTCACCAGGTAACTAATCCGTATGACGGATACGTAAACACCTATGACTCATACGCTCAAGGCGTTGAGAACAAGGAAGTAAACACCGCACTTACTCCTCTTCCAGCTCCGTTTATTACGGGAATGAAGTTAAGAGCTGACGTCATTCTTGGGAGCTTAGTTCTTAACACCGTTGATGCTAACAACGTCATCTGGGTTTGCACTGATATTGAAGGTTGGTGGGAGCAGCCAGACCCAGAGGTTCCTGATCTTCCTCGTGGACTTGGCGATGGCTCATACGACGTTCGCGGTCGTTGGCAGGCACGTCAAATTACACTTAAGGGTTCGTTCCTGTGTCCTGACCCAAGCTACGTTGCCGCCGCTCGCGACACGCTTATTCGCGCGACGAGTCTTGTGTACACGGGCGCTTGGCTAAAGACAAACGAGAGTCCTACGAGAGCTTGCTACGTTCGTCTTAGCGGCAAACCAAACATTCAAACTGTTACCGCTCGCGGGCGCACTGACTTCTCAATTGGACTACGCGCGGCGGATCCAATCAAGTATGAGTGGAAGGACTCTGACGTTGATGGCACAGGCTACACGATTGCCACGATACCTGCAAAGAGTACCTCTCCAAGCCGCTCCGGCACGGCTGTAATAAACAACGTTGGCAACACCGAGGTAACGGCCATCTTCGACGTGCAAGGTCCTCTAACCGGCCCTGCAACGCTCCAAAACACAACGACTCAGGAGCTAATCCTTATCATTGACTCCCTTCGCGCGGGCGTAACAAAGACCGTGTCAAACAAGGCGCTTACCTCAAATGTTGCAACGATAACTACGTCAACCGCGCACGGTTTAGTCGCCGGTGACCTAGTAACAATTGCAGGTGTGGACTCTACCTTTAACGGTGATCAATCGGTAATTGACGTACCTACAACCACAACGTTTAGATTTGATCTTATTCATGCAAACGTAACAAGCGCGGTTGCGACAGGCACGGTCACGAGAGATCCTGACCACCTTGAGATCGATACCTACGAGCACTCCGTTGCGTTTAACGGTGATACCTACGGTGCGCGCTCAAGTATTGACACGCTAGTTGACTGGATTAAACTTTCTCCAGGAAACAACACCATATCTTTAATAGACGAAGGAAACGTAAACAGTACTGCATCTGTATCGGTGTATTACCGCTCCGGTTGGATCGGTTAGCGATACAATGTTACCAACGACAATCGACGAATAGGCAAGGGACATGGCAGACCAAGTAAACGTAGTGTCAAACGTAGTACCCGTATATCGGTACTTTACGGCTGACCTTATGACAAACACAGTTCTTGCAGAGATCCCTTTTGTTGACGTTTCATATGAGCGCGCAATTAAGGCAGCCGGTGCGTTTAGCGGAAATATCCCAGTTATCCCAAAGACAGCGTCTATGGATCTCTATACAAACACCATGCCAGGTCGTACTGCACTCTACGTTGTTCGAGATAACGTGTGCGTCTGGGGTGGAATTATCTGGTCACGCACGTATAACGCCGTGGCGCGTTCAATGAGCGTTGACGCGAGTGAGTTTACAAGTTACTTCCATCACCGAAACATCTGGCAGACGTGGTCTCATAGTTTCCCGGCAACCATCACCGTTGCCGGTGGAGTTGGACGAGCCGTTCTTGATGGCGGAGTTTCATACACCTTTGATCCAAACTCAACTGTCACCGTTGACTATCACTACGTTGCTGATTTTCCATACAACGGCTACTACAAGGTTTTAGCGTCTCCTGCTCCAACTGATGGAGCGTTTTCATTTAACGCAAACGGTAAGACCGCTGGTCTATACACTGACTGCACCGTAATCGTTCTTGCAGATACGTATGACTACATCCGTCAACTTCTTGACGTAATACTAGTTGACTTTGCAGGTTACGAGTTTGCCAACGAAGAGATCGAGCCTGGTCTAATTACGTCTCCAATTATTCTTACAACACAGTCAAACGGCACCGTTGCAACGATAACTACGTCAAC